AAACCGAGCTGGACGGCGACCTGCACGGCCTCGTTCATCACACCGATGAGCTGCTTGCCGACGGCAGCACCGATGAAGACGGTGCCGATGTTCTTGATGATGTCGCTGGTTCCGATGAGCTCCTTGCGCTGCTTGTCGTATTCCGCGGTAATGGCCTTGACAGGAGCGATGAGCTTTTCCTGCTCTCCGCGGAGTGCGCGGATGTTCGCAATCTGGTCGCGCTCGCGCTCGCGGAGCCCAGCAAGCCTCGACGCTCGGCGTTCATTCTCCGCCGGGTCCATCGTCGGGCTCGCGGCGTATCTGGACTGCGCGATTCGTCGTGCTCGATGCGTCGCCCGATAGTCCCTGACTGCGACGTCTTCGGCCTTCGCGATGGACGATTGCTGTGTCTCATATCGACCCAGGAGGTTCCCCTGCTCCTGGAGCCCGTAGAGGCGCTCCTGGAAGGCGCCGAACCCAAGCTTCTGCGTGGCGAGCTGGATGAGTGCGACGGCAGGAGAGCGGGCAGGCAGCTGGCGAACCGCCTCGCGCTCGCGAATCTTCCGGGCCATGCCCATATCGGCGCGCGGGTCGTCGATGGCGCGACCGGTCGAGAGGTCGACATCCGGAAGCGACCCCTGTCCGGCGAACATCCTGGAGCGATATGCGGGCTCCCCGGCCGCACGGAGTTCGCGGTTGACGTCGGTCAGCGTGGCGACCGGAGTCCCCTCCGCCATCCGGCGCTGCATCATGTGCTGGACCATCCCGCTCGACGTATACCGAACGCTCGGACCGGTGCCCGGGAGCATCGAGATGTTCGGCGTGACAGCCTGGGCTGGCCAGACCTGCCGCTGAGGAGCCTGACCAACAGGCTGCGGCTGAGCCGGGGGCTGGGGTGACGGGTATGTCGCGGGCTTCTGCTGATTGACGATTCCGCCAGGACCCCACGGAACGGTAGGTCCCCAGACGGTGCGTGTATTCGGGATTGGCTGGCCAGGCTGAGGTGCGTATGGCGTCTGCGGCGTGGCAGCTTGTCCGCGAGGCGCGACGTGCGCGGTGAAGGCGCTCGTCAGCCTCTCGTTCCACTCCTGCTTCTTCGCAGCCTCCTCGGGCGTCTCGACCTTGGGCTCGACCTTCTTCTCGCCACGGACAGCGGCCTTTCTCTCTGCCTTGGCGACAGGGATACCGGCAGCGCGAATCTGCTCGATAGCGGACGGGTCGAGCTGGTCGAGATAGTCGGTGAGATTGACGGCCTTCCCGCCTCCTTCTCCGACGCCACCCTTCATGAAGAACTGCATGGCGGAACCGGAAATGCCGACGATATTGACGTCGACGATTCCGCCAGCGCTGATTCCGCCAGGCTTCCCTGCGGTTCCCACCGGGATATTCGCGATGCCCGCAACGCCTGCGTCAGCAGCTCGCGGCATGCCCTGGCGTGCGAGGAATGCGGCCGTCAGCTCAGCGGAGCCAGCGACCGGCTTCGGACCCTTGCTGCCTTCCCATTCCGCCTGTCGATAGACACGCGGTCCGCCGCGCCCACCACGGCCGGGACCCTTCCCGATGTACTCGTCCCCGACGAAGCGGAAGCCAGGCTTGCCGCCCCAGGCGGTCGTCTTGATGTACTCGTCCCAGTCGCCGGACGCGCCTGCGCCAGCCGCTGAGGCCTGCGCCTGCTGCCACGAGCTGACCGTGATGGGATGGCCCCCCGCGAGGGGGACGGCCGTCCGCCTCCAGCCGTCTGCGTGCTTCCCGGAGCCAGGCTTGGCGGGCTTCCCCCACCGATAGCCCTCGGGGAGGATGAGGCCATGCGGGTCGGCGGCCATGGAACCGGCGGCCCTGGCACCCTTCGCCGCCTGCGTCGTCGCGCCTGTAGCGGCTGCCTGTGTCTCCTGCGTCGGCATCTTTCCCTTCAGCGCCTCGCCGCCGAAGAGCTGCATGCCGATGGAGGTGAGAAGGTCGATGTACCCGGTGCCGGTCTGGGTGATGCCGATGCCGGACATCGGGATGCCCTGCGGCGTGTGGAAGAGACCGGCGAAGTGCGACGTTCCCTTCGGCAGGAAGGGGAACACCTTGCTCTCGCCGGGGACCGTCTTCTTCGACTTCGCGTGCGTGGGGAAGCGGACGCGGCTCGCGTACTTCTCCAGGAGCGCGGCCTCTTCTGCCGTGAGCTCCGGGTCCTTGCCCGCCTTCTTCGCTGCGTCAGCCTTCTTCCTGGCTGCCTGATAGGCAGGAATCTGCGGGACCCATTCGGCGAGCTCGTCGAAGCGCGCCTGCGCCGCCTCACGGAGGAACGTCTCTTCCTCGGTGATGGGCTGCCGGATGCCCTCGGAACGGGCCGCCATCTGTGCAGCCGTCCCGGTCAGGCGGACGCTCTCCCCGACGGAATAGCCGGTGACAGCCTTGATGACAGGGCTGACGCGCTTGTTGCCCTTCGGGAGGGCCTTCGGCTTCGTCTTCTCATATGCCTGGATGGTGTCGATGGCGAGAAGGGCGCGCTGCAAATCCTCGAATCCCTGCGGATTCGCGGTTGCCATCCACGCGACGAGGTTCTCCGGGGAACGAGCACGGATATCCTGCTCGGCTCCGACCGTGACCTCTGTCTCTTCTCCACGCTCTCCGTTCGGCCCGACGGGGACGCCTGTGGCGACCCGGTCGCCGAGACGCTTCGGCCTGGCGCGCGTCCCCTGGGAGCGCAAGGCACGTCCTATCTGTGCGCGGACGCGCTGGATTTCGCCGCGCTCTTCACGGAGCGCCTTGTTGCGTGTGAGGCGTGCCTCGCGCTGCTCGCGCGTCTCACCACCCTCGGGCTCCTTCTCGAAGGAGGCCTGGGGGAGCTTGGGATAGATGCTCGCATCAAGCCCGAATGTTTCTAGCAGCTGCTCCGGCGTGTATCCCTCGAACGCAGCGGCGCGCTTCCGCATCTCAGCCGTCGGCTCGGGGAGGAAGACATCGCCGCCGCCCGGGATGGCATAGGTGCGCGAGAAGACGGATTGCCCGAGATTCTCGACATCCTGTGCCCTCTTGACCTCGGCCTCGTAGCGCGCTGCCTCAGCGGCTCGTGCCTCTGGCGTGGCGACGCGACCACGTAGGACTGGCTTGTGCCGCGCCTTCGGAACGAGCGGCTGATTCCTCAGCCACTCGTCTGCTGTACGTGCCGTCCCCTTTCCGCCGCCCGTGGATTTGCGGACCATCTTGTCGTAGGCAAGGACGCCCATGCGCCTCTCGGCATCGCCGATAGGAGCACGCTCGAACAGGTCCTCGCGTGCCATATCGCGCGCGACGACAGGCTCAGAGACCCACGTCGCGCCCTCAGGGAGGGCGGCTGCCCATTCCTCAGGTGTGACGGTCGTGGCACCGTACTGGGCACGGACAGTTGCCACGCTCCGCGTAGCAGAGCGCCTGCGAGACGGCTCCCACACCGCCTCGTGAGCGGTTTGCCTACCCCAGCCACGGTTGTACAGAACGTCTTCTGGACCGCGCGCTGCACGCCGCTCCTGCGCCGCCTGCTGACGCATCGCCTCTTCGACGAACGTGCCGGGAGCGACGGAGCGCTGCGAATCCAGGCCCAGCGTGCCGTAGCCGAGCTGCTGGGTATTGCGGTCGTGCTCCTTCCACATCGACTGGATGAGCTCGTACGCGCCGATTTCCGGAGGGATGGCTGAGCCCGGTGTCGCGAACAGATGCCGGGAGATGGTCCGAAGGTCCGACATCGTGATGCGCTTGGGGTCCCACGGCTTGCCCTTCTTGCCCAGGCCCGCTATCTCCGCTCCGCGGAGCAGGGCCTCGCTGGGTCCCGTCTCGCGGATGCTCTCGATGAGTTCCTTCGACGCCTCGCCGATGCCGACCCGGAATGCGCGCGGGTCCGTCATCGAGAGCGGTCGGCCCTTCTTGTCTTCGATGGTCCCGGACTTGCCGACGCCCCAACCCCAGTAGCGTCCGTCCTCGACGGAGCGATGGACGGGCATGTCCCCGCCGCGCGAACGGCGGAACGGAGAATTGCTCCGCGCGACCATCTCGCTGGCGGAGTTCTCGATGAGGGATGCGAGAAGGCGGTCGCGTGCCTCGCCGGTGGGCTGCTGCTCCAGGAGGTCGCGCATCCCCTGCGGGAGGCCCTCCATCGAGTCGAAGGCATACCCGCCGATGACTTCCTTGCCCTTGTTCGGCCCCTTGTCCGGGGTGACCATGATGGCGTTGCCGCCCCACTGCTGGGCGACGAAGCGGCGCGCGTAGTCTGACGTGAGGGGCGTGGTCTCCAGGCCCTCGGGCTGTCGTCCGAGGAAGGCCTGCTTCATGAACTCGTCGAGCGAGAGCGGCTCCGGCGGCTTCGCGCTTCCACGACGTCCGCCGTACATCCCTCCGAGAGCATGCGTGCGGCGCGTGTGCCGCTGGCGCGAGACAGCAGCCGGATTGTCGTAGAAGAGCTCGTCCGCTCCGCGCTCGCGCATCTTCCCCGTCTTCGGGTCGAAGACGGAAGACTCGAATCGCCCCATCGCCTGAGCAGCGACATCGAGTCCTTCCCTGGCCTCGGGGAGGAGTGTTTCCTTTACCTGCGCTCGCTGCTGGCGCGTCAGGTAGTACTCGTCGATGCCTGGCTCACGGGTGATGCCGAGTTCCTGAAGGTCGACATCGAGGAGGCTTCCGGGTCGCAGCTGTCCTGTCTGGACTGCCCTGACCATTGCCGAGTGGCGTGCGTCCGCTGCGAAGAGGTTTTCCTGGGCGCGTTCGAACGCCTCGCGCTTGACCGCCGTGCGCCGTGCGCGTGCTTGATTCGCTTCGCGCTTCCGGACAGCCTCGCGGGCGACCTTATCCCGGTATGCCGCGCTTGCATCTGCGCGAGTCATTCCCGGCTTTGCCGAACGCTCCCGGCTCTGGCGCGCACGCGTACGCGCTCCGCCCACCGCCTGCGTCAGCCCGGCTGCGTTCGCACCGGTCTGGCCTGCCATACCGGCAGCGTTGTCCTCGACGAGCTTGTTGAGGATGTCGTCGAATTCCGGGAGGGCGAGCGCGTCGACCATGTTCCCGGTGATGCGCTCCAGCACACTCTTGATATGGTCAGGCGTCCACCGCGTCTTCTTGACGCCACGGTCGGGCTTCCCGCGCCCGGGGTCGTTGATGTTCCCCGCGCGCGCGATGGTATTGAGCAGCGTGTCGAAGGCGTTGAGCCGGACCTTCAGCTTGGCGAATGCCGGGTCCTGGTTGAGCTTTCCCGTCGCAGCAACACGCTGGGTATCGGTCAGTCCCTTGATGGTCTCGTCATCGAGCCCGTACTGCTTCAGGACCTTCTCGATGGAGTCCCGCATCTGGCCCGTGCCGCGCATCGCCATGCTGAACAAGCCACGCGGGGAGATGCTACCGGCCTCCAGAAGCCTTTCGGCTTCCCCCTTAGGAAGACCAAGCGCATCGACGAGCTGCTTGCTGAGGGCGATGTTCCGCGTTACCGGGCTCGCAGCAGGAGCCGACCCGGCAGCCGATGGCATCGTGATAGGCGTCGACGGCTTCCAGCCCGCTGACTGCGGAACGAAGAAGGGACGCCCAAGGCCCTCGGCTGTACGCGGACGGGCTGACGTCATCCAGATGCCGTTAGGGCCCTGCCACGCCTTGGTTCCAAGCTCGACGCCCGTCATCCCTGCCGGGATGTTCTTCAGCTTCTTGACCGCCTCGTTGAGCGCGACGGTCCATTCGGGTCCCGATACAGGGGCAGTGGGGCGCTTCGCCCCCCTGATTGCCGTGACGACAGCTGCAGCCTGCGCCTCGGATGCCTGGCCCCCGCCGGGGTGAGAGGTCTGGGATGGCTGCTCGCGTTCAGCCTGACGCACCTGCCGAATCAGCTGGCGCAGCTGAGCACGAGAAATGGGCTGGCCAGCCCCGGCGACATTCCCCGCACCGGCGACGTTGCCCGAGGCCATGATGGGCACAGAGAGACCGGCCCCGCCGCTGACACCCTTCAGCTCGGCGACGACGGGGATGCCCCATCCGGCGAGCGCGGATGCGAGCGAGGTCTTCAGGTTGTCGATGGTCGACTTCTCGAAGTCGATGCGCTTGATGGTGACGGTGGGAGCGAGCTTCGCGATTTCCGCGCTGAGCTTCTTCGTCGCCCCTTCCAGGAGACGCAGGTCGACCGTGACGGCAACGGTCCGCGTCGCCTCGTCGACCTTCGCCTGGAGCTTCTGCCCGTTCGGACCGAGGAGCTTCGAGACACCCTGGCCCTGCGTAAGGGCGATGAGCTGGTCATCGACCTTGACGTGCAGGACAACAGAATTCTGGGCTGCCTGGGTGGCAGACGCAGTCAGCTCTTCTAGCTTCTTTTCGAACTCACTCGTGTCGGCGGTGATGCTTACTGAGAGCTGTCCAACGCTCTCCGCACCACCGCCGCCGCCCGCACCATCAGCCATCGTGGAGCTCTTCTCTCATTTCTGCCGCTTGCTCTTCAAGCGACGCTTCTTCCTCTTCGGACATCTGGGGGTGCGTCACCCAGTAGTACGCTTCCAGGTCTCGAAGATGAGAGAGAGGCAGGTCGTCGAGTTCCCAGGGGAATCGATTGAAGAACCGGGCCACCTCGAAGCGGAGCAGCTTCGCCCCGCTTAGTCGTTTTTTGCGTCTTCCTCGTCGAGGTCGGGCGTGTTGATGTCGTTGACGGCCTCGGCGAAGCGCAGGTACACGCGGTTCGGCATCGCGGCGAGGTCTTCGAGTTCGATGGGGGGCTCGACGACGCTCTTCTGAATCATCAGACGCATCATCACGCGCCCGTCGATATCCCCGTCAGGCTTCCGTGCGGCATCTGCACAGAAATCGTTCTCCCCGACGGAGAGCTCGCGAATCTTGTACCCGACACCGTCGATGGTGACGGTCTTCTCCGCGAACGTGAACTTCGGCTTGTCGGCCACGTCAATCCTCCGGCACGAACTCCGCCCTGGTGAGGCGGAGGTCGTATTCGTTCAAGGTCAAATCTTCCCAGATGACCCGGTATCTTTTCATGCGCCCGTCAGGCATTTTCCCGATATCGACGATAATCTTCTTCTTCAACGTCTTGTCGTTCATGAGATATGGGTTTACATAAGTCAAAGAGGCGCGAAGAGAGTACGCGCCCGCAGATGGGCCGCTCTCTTCGCGCCTGATTTGCCAATATCGCATGATGCCGACAACAGCATTGCCGAGTGCTGGGAGCGTGACTGTCCCGGACGCTCCCTGGAACGTGTTGAAGAGCGGCATACGTCCTCTCGCCTAGCGATGAAGGAGGAGGGGGCGGAGGGAGGAGGGACCCCCGCCCCCGTGTTTACTAAAGGTCGATGCTCCAGGCGTCCGACGCCCGGAACTCGCCCGTGATGCGGACGGCGTCCGTGTTCGTGCAGTTGACGTTCGCGTCGACGAACGCCGGGCCGTGGGCAACCTGGACGATGCCGTTGAGCCCGGAGTAGGAGGCGTAGAGACCGACCTCCAGGGCCTCCTGGGTCGCAGCGTCCAGAAGGGTGTCGCCGGTGATGTCGAGGAGGCCCGCGTAGGTCCCCTGGACGTTCGGGAGGCCGACGAGGTACGTCTTGTTCGTGTCACCGAACGTGGTGGCATCGACGTAGTCGCGGTTCCTCTGGAGGGTCCACTCGGTCTTGTTGCTAACGCGCGAGCCACCGACCGTGATGGCTCCGTCCTTGCCATGAATCTTGCCGGTCCCGGGCATCTGATGCTCCTTTGCTCAGAGGGGCTGGTCGGTCCACATCTCGTATGTGCCGCCGACCTGGAAGATGCGCTTCCCCTCTTCGTCAACGTCCGGGAACGAGATGCTCGCGACGCGACGGCAGATAAGGGTTTGCTGCCCTTCCACCTCCAGCGCTGCGTCATGCAGCACAGAGAGGACGAGGGCATCGAGGTTACTGGCCTCGACACTGTTCCGCGAGAAGACGAAGACGTCCACGCCGACGTACTGCATGACGCTGTCCCAGAGGTAGTCCATGGGGGCGTAGTGCAGGCTGTAGACGAGGAACGGGTACTCCGTGCTCTGCGGTGCCAGGGCCTCGTGGATTCCGCCCGTGAGAGCGGCCCGCAGCTCAGCGTTCTGCCTGAGCCACTTCACAAGGGCCTGCTTGATGGGCGCGATGCCTGTCAATGTCATCGCTCACCCTCCGATTTTTCCGCGGATGGCCCGCAGGAACGCGCTCCGTGACTGCTTCAGCGCAGGCATCAGGAACGGCTGCGCCTTGGTCCTCCGGGTCGGGAATTCGACGTACCGCGAATACGGGGCGTGGGACGTGATGGTCACCGTGATGCGGTTGCCCGACCATTTCGGGTTCCCGGCTTTGATGTGCGCCTTCAGGTACCCACCGACGGACATCGTGAACGTCGTGATTCCCTTCGTGTCCGTGGTCCTGCCCGTCACCCTGGCCGACGGCGTGCGTCCAGCCGACGTCCGAACCCAGTCGTTCTCCTTGGGTGTGAACCCCCGATGGAGCCCGCCTGCCACGGCACTCTGCGCCTGCTCCATCTCGCGTCGGCCCGTATAGAGGAGACCCTTCGGAAGCTCTCCGGCTTCCACCCGGAGCTTGCCGCTCACCATCGCAGACCGGATGGTGAAGCTCCTGCTCGACTCCGAGGCAGCCAGCGCGCTCTTCCGCTCCTTCAGCGGTCGCGTCCATGCGTTCTCAGAGACCGAGAACGACCTCTTCCGGAAGTTCGCCGTTCCGCCGAACGACAGGCCCTTGGCCGCGAACCCGCTGCTCAGCTCTGCGGCTCTGGCGGAGCCGATTCTGCGTCTGCTGCTTTTCTCCGACTTGCTCACGCGCCGCACGGGAGCAAGGGATTTCGCGGTCGTCTCGATGTTCTCGGCGGTCTGGATTACCGCGCTCTCCACGGCTGCTCGCAGCGCGTCGACGACCTCGTTGTTCGGCGACCAGCTGCCCATTACTCGATGGTCCGCAGGCTGCACCGCAGAAGCGGAAGCCAGGTGCTCTCCTTCACCGTGTCACTGACCACGAAACGCTGGCCCTCGGCAACCACCTGGTCCCCGGACGCCACGTCCGTTCCCACCGGAAGGAAGAGACGGTACGTGTTGAGGAGTCCCATCCTCCCCGCGTAGACCTCGATGGCAGGCGTAGGGACGGAGAAGACCCAACCTGAGACGGTCTCTGCATATGCCCATGTCTCCCCGTCATCACCGTAGACGTTCGCCTCCGGGGCAGGATTCGCGTCGCGCTTCCAGACCTCGATGTCCGTCTGGAACGTATGTCCGACGAGGCCTCGATACGAGGCGAGCTGCTTCGTGGAGAAGAACGGCGCGCTCACTGGACGCTCATGAACCGATACGGCATGAGCAGGACCTGGGCCGTCTCCGGGATGCCTGCATAGAGCTGCTGGTCGACGCTCGTCCCATGGAGCGAGCGGCGGACGTCGAGCTCCGCAATCTTCACCCCGGCGAGCCCGCGCAGACCCTTCGCGGTCAGGTCACGCTCACCGATGAGGTCCGTCACGATTTCTCCCGTCGCCTGTGCGACCGGGATGGGCATGCAGTACGTGTAGTCCGCCGTCACGATGCCGCTCGGGATGGCGTCGAAGGTGACGGAGCCGTCGGCGAGGTCGACGACGAAACCGGTCGTCTGTTCTGTGCCATCCACGTAGACGACGGGCGCCGGGTCGGTCGTCCAGAAGTTCCCGATGGCGCGGAACATCCGTCCATCCGTCGGGTACAACCGCTCGCCGACGACGGGGAAGCGGTAGCCGTAGTCGTAGGAGAGCTCCGCGACCGGCGTATGCAGGCCCAGGTTCGGCACGATACCGACCGGATAGAGACCGAAGCTGACGGCCGCGAGGCTGACGAGCTCGACGTAGCCGTCCTGGTTGTTGATGAAGATGTCCCGCGGGCCGACCGTGACGGAAATCTGGTTCGTCACGCGGATGCGGAACTCGGTGACGTCGATGAGCGGGCGGTGCGTCGGATAGAACCGCCGCGAGCCCTTGATGATGTCGGTGCCGATGGTCCAGCGGTGCTGCTCCCGCGTCACCACTCCGCCGTTGAAGCGGAAGGGCTGGGGCAGCTGGGGGACCGCGCACCACATATCCACCATCGCGCTGGCGCGCGCGATGATAGGAGCGAGCTCATCGTCCTCGACGCTATCGAGGTCGTGGCCGAAGCCCATCGCCCGGTAGCGGTCGACCGACAGGTACATGGCACCCCCGGAGGGTTGGGGGAGCGGCGCGGCAGGTCACCGCTCCCCCTTCGGATTACGCCTCCAGCTGGAGCCGGAGCTTGTTCGAGAACGGGAGCGCCTTCACGGCGAGGCCCCACATGCCGAACATGATGTACAGCCGGGTCAGCTGGCCGCTGATGCCGACCGGAATCTCCAGGACGGAGATGCCATCCGTGCCGAGGTACGGCATCGAGATGGTGCTCTCGTCGAGGATGTACATGTCGGCGGTGGACTTGTTGTTCTTGTCGTACGTGCCGATGGAGTCACCGGGCACCGTGACGAGCGGGAGCGGACCGAACACGGTATTGACCGCGTTCGTCACGACGCCCGGGGCGACGTTGACGAACTGGTTCATGTACCGGACGTTCTTGTCCTGCTGGAGGTCGAACGTGACCTTGTCATTCGGGCGGCAGTAGATGATGTTCGCGCTACCACCGGCGTTCATGATTTCGAGGCAGGCCTTGTCGATGTAGGTACGGATGTCGTCCTGCTTCGTCGGGTCCACATCGCTGACGTCCGCGTCCTGCGCGGCGGCGAGGTTGAGCGTCTGGCGCAGGCCGTCGAAGGCGTTCGCGTCGTAGGCGCCGTACTCGTCGGCGGCAGTCCCGCCTGAGGCCGTCGCGTTGCCCTGGAAGATGGTCTTCTGCATCTTGTGGGCGATGGCGCGGAGGCCGCCCTGGAGCTCGGTCTGCTCCGGGTTGTAGCCCATGCCACCGGCCTGGACCGCGAACCCGGCCCGCAGGGAGATGCCGCGCCGGGTCGCGATGACGCTGACCGGCGTGGTCTTGCGGACGTAGGTCGTCTGGTCGTCCGTGACGGTGCCCAGCTCGGTCATGAACTGCGCGTCGCCATAGGCGGTGACCTGGTTGTAGGCGTGGACGAGGCCGTTCGCGGGCTCCTTCGCGAAGCGGTCCCAGGCCGGGAACACCTTCACGAAGAGGGCGTAGAGGAGCGGCTCCAGGTCCTGACGGATGAGCGCGCTGGCGCCCGTCGAGTCGAGGGCCTTCTGAAGGTCCACGTTCTGCGAGAGGGCGGCCTGGACGGGCATGCCGCCGCTGTTCGCCCAGTAGTCGAACGGGATGCCCGCGTCCTTCTTCGCGGCCTGCGCCGCGAACATGGCCATGAGCTCCCCGGTGGACTTCTGCGTGAGACTGTTGCGGAGCTCGAAGAGCTCCGAGCGCTGAAGGAGTCGAGTCTTGGCGACCTCGGGGGTCGCCTGCTCGCTGATGCCCGCCGTGGTGGGGCGGTCATTCAGGCCAGCGAGCTGCTTCTCGATGCCCTCCAGCGACTCCAGCACCTTGCTGAACTCGGGGTCGAGCGTCATTTCACCTCTCCAAGAGCTTGACGAATTCCTCGTCATACATCGGGAACCGCTGACGGAAGTCCGTCACGGCCCCGCTGAACGTAGCCTTGCGGCCGATGGGGAGGTCGGCGATGC